CAATGTCATGAAGAGCACGGTAAATTTGGTGATGAATATGATCGGGCAAGAACAGAGTCTTGTAAAGACTTTTTCTATCGTATGATCTTAGAATACAAGTATCAAGTGGGCGAATAAATATCCATAGGTGAACCTTATGGGTTATGTCTCATTTGATTATATCGAAGAAGAACGAAGTTTTTCTTCAAATTAAAGCGGAACCACACGTATTTTACGAACTAGCAGATCAATTTACGTTTGATGTTCCAGGTGCTAAATTCATGCCTCAGTATCGCAACAAATACTGGGATGGTAAAATCCGTCTATTTAATACCCAGAATGGAGAGATATACGTAGGGTTATTAGATAAGATTATTCAATTCTGCAAAGACCATGAATACTCATATGAATTTATAGAGAACAAGTTCTATGGTCTTCCTTTTGAGGTCAATGATATGATCTCCAAAGAAGGTGTGAAAGATTATATGACATCCGTTAGTAAATATGCTCCTAGAGAGTATCAAATTGAAGGGGTATACGACGCCTTAAAGCATAATAGAAGGTTGTTGATATCCCCAACTGCTTCTGGAAAGTCTCTGATGATATATTCTCTTGTGAGATATCACGTTGAGCGCGGGCAAAATACTCTGATAGTTGTGCCGACGACTTCGTTAGTAGAGCAGATGTATAAAGATTTTGCAGACTATGGTTGGGACGTAGGTTCATATTGCCACAAGATATACGCGGGTAGAGAAAGGGAAACTGATTCCCAAGTCATTATTACTACCTGGCAGTCGATCTACAAACTCCCCCGAAAATATTTTAATAGATTTAATGTTGTGGTTGGGGATGAGGCACACCAGTTTAAATCCAAGTCATTAATATCTATAATGACAAAACTTGGAGATGCTAAGTTCCGATATGGATTCACTGGAACTCTTGATGGAACTCAAACACACAAGTGGGTATTAGAAGGTTTGTTTGGACCGTCATATAAAATCATCAGAACAGAAGAGCTGATGAAGAAGGGTCATGTTGCTAAGTTGGATATTAATGTTCTTCTACTGAAACATCCTGCACATAAGTTTGAAAATTTTGAAGATGAAGTTCAATATATTATAAATCATGAAAAAAGAAATAGATTTATTAGAAATCTCGCTCTAGATCTAAAAGGAAATACATTGATTCTGTTTTCAAGAGTTGAGGGACATGGTCAACCACTTTATGATTTGATAAATAATGGTAGTGTGGAAGAACGTCATGTGTTCTTTGTCCACGGAGGTGTAGCAACAGAGGATCGGGAAAAGGTAAGAGAGATTACCGAGAAGGAAAACAACGCGATTATAGTCGCTTCATACGGAACATTCAGTACAGGTATCAACATTAAGAATCTGCACAATGTTATTTTTGCTTCTCCATCCAAATCTAGAATTCGGAATCTCCAGTCTATTGGAAGGGTGCTCAGGAAAGGCAATAACAAGACAAAGGCAACTCTCTATGACATTGCTGACGACATTTCCTACAAGGCACGGAGAAACTACACACTTAATCATTTAATTGAACGTATCAAAGTATATAACGAGGAGAACTTCAATTACGATATTGTAAACATACCCCTAAAAAATTAATATGGGCGAAGAATTTCATGCAGTTATTAAATTAGTTACCGGCGAAGAAATATTCTCACTTGTCTGCGTAGACGAAAATGATGGTGACCCCATTATTCTACTGATGAACCCAGTGATTATGAAAGTAATGCGTAATCACGTAGGTCAATTTGTTAAAGTAAAACCATGGATTCAAATGTCTGATGACAGTATGTACGTGATTAAATATGACAAAATAATCACTATGACAGAAGTTACTGAAAAAAAGATGATCACTTTCTACAACAAATATTTAAATGAAGAAGATTGTGATTGGGATGAGGATGGCAAAACGAAGATATCTGATAAAATGGGATATATTACTACGGTAGATGCTGCAAGAAAGATGCTAGAGAATCTTTATAATAGTAAAGACTCTAAAGAAAGCTAAGCTCTCCTCTTCAAACCTAACAAAGGTATTCTACTTATAATTCACAATGTTGTCAAGTCTCAATAATGTGTTATAATACTAATAACGATAGTTTATTGGAAATTACAATGTTATGTCTAAAAAGAAATCAGAACATTATGTTAATAATAAAGAACTTCTTGAGGCTCTGATCGTATATCGAGCAAAGGTTGCTGATAGTTTCAGAGAGATCAATGGTAGAGAACCTACGAAGGCAGATAGGTCTCAGCATTGGGTAGGAAAACCTCAGATAACAAATTACTTAGGAGAGTGTTTTCTTAAGATAGCTACTCACTTGTCATATAAACCAAACTTTGTGAATTATATGTTCAGAGATGATATGATCTCTGATGGTATTGAAAACTGTGTTCAGTATATTCACAACTTTGATCCAGAAAAATCTAAGAATCCGTTCGCTTACTTCACGCAGATTATCCACTACGCCTTTCTACGTCGAATTCAGAAAGAGAAGAAGCAACTGGAAATTAAAACTAAGATCATCGAACGTACTGGTTACGATGAAGTTATGATGGTTGACGATAGCTTGCTTTCCAATAGTAGTTCGGAGTATAATACTATTAAAGATAATATTACTTACAAAACCAATAGACAGTAATGAAGTTTGATATTGTTCATCATTCTCAAGTCTCTATTCTCGATGATTATCATGGACATTGGTATCTTAAGAATGATTTATTAAATTTTTTGGAAAATCACCGTGATGTTCAGAATAGGACAACAAATGTCAAAGCGACGATGACTGATTGGACTATGAAAAAATATAGTCCAATTATTGATCAGTTCAAACATTTAATAATTTCAGTAATAAGAGATGAATATCTGACATTCAATGGAAAAGTACGTGATCATGGATTGAGATATGAATCTTTTTGGGGAAACATTTATAGGAAAGGAGATTATACTCAGGCTCATGATCATAAACCAAGTGTTTATTCTGTAGTATATTTTTTAAAGTCTAAACCGAATTTTTCTCCCTTGATTATTGAAAACTTTAATACTAAAACTAAAAAAAATAAACCTTTAGTTATAAAACCTTTAGAGGGTAGATTAGTTATTTTTCCTGGATCTTTAAAGCATAAAGTTCCTGTTCATATTCATGACGAAACACGAATTACACTCTCTGCAAACATATACTGATGAAAGTTGCTATTATTACAGATCAACATTTTGGTGCTCGTAAGGGTTCTAAATTTCTTCATGAATATTTTAAGAAATTTTATGATGATGTATTTTTTCCATACTTAGAAAAAAATAAAATTGATACTGTAATTGATATGGGCGATACATTTGATAATCGTCGCTCTATTGATTTGTGGTCTTTAGAGTGGGCGAAAGAAAACTATTATGATAGATTAGAAAGTTTAGGTATAACAGTTCATACTATCGTTGGTAATCACACTGCCTATTACAAAGATACAAATTCTATCAATTCTGTAGATTTGTTGCTTAAACAGTATAAAAATGTCAAAGTTTATTCCGAATGTAGTGAAGTATTAATAGATACATTAAAAGTACTTTTTATTCCTTGGATCAATGCAGAAAATTTTGAGAGCAGTGTCAAAGCAATTGAAGATTCAACTAGCAAGGTCGCGATGGGGCATCTTGAACTCAACGGATTTAGAGCGCATCGCGGTCACACCATGGAAGACGGTATGGCGAGCGAACTATTTGAGAAGTTCGAGCGGACATTTTCGGGTCATTACCATACACGATCAGACAACGGACGAATCTTCTACCTAGGCAATCCATATGAGATGTTTTGGAATGATGTGAATGATCCTCGCGGATTTACCATTTTCGATACTAAAACTTTAAAACATACTCATATTAATAATCCATATAAACTCTTTTATAATATTTACTACGAGGATACACCATATCAAGTATTTGATACTACAGAATACGCTGGCAAAATTGTTAAAGTAATTGTTAGGAAGAAAACCGAACCAAAGAAATTTGAAAAGTTTATAGATAAGTTATATTCCTGTGGTATTCAAGACCTAAAGATCGTAGAAAACTTCTCTGTTCAAGAGAATGAAGAGTTTGAAGTTGAGGAAAGTGAGAACACTATCTCTATCTTAAATCGATATATCGATGAGGCAGAGTTTGATTGTGATAGCACTATTATCAAGGGAATCCTTCAGAAAGTCTATTCACAAGCTTGCGAGGTAGAGTAATGTTTCTTTTAACTCTTAGTGATTCTAAAGAAGAAGGAGCCTATGCCATACACAATAAGTATGGAGAAAAGGTTTTAATATTATTCGAAGATGAAGATGATGCTGAGAGATATGCTATGCAGTTGGAGGATGAAGAAGAGGCGGAAATGGATGTTGTAGAGGTTGATGACGCACTTGCTATTTTGACGTGTAAGAGGTATAATTATAAGTATGCGGTGGTGACACCAAACGACATTGTGATTCCTCCAAGAGACTTAGAATTAGATGATAACTTTCCAGAAGATTAGGTGGAAAAATTTTCTCTCTACTGGTAATCAATTTACTGAAATTGACTTTCAGGAAAAAAATACCAACTTAATTATTGGTACCAATGGTGCTGGTAAGTCAACTATGTTGGATGCTCTTACTTTTGTTTTATTCAATAAACCATTTCGTAAGATCAATAAACCTCAATTAATTAATTCAACTAACGAAAAAGACTGTTTAGTTGAAATTGAGTTTGAGATTAATTCTCGTCAATACGTTGTTAGGCGTGGAATAAAACCAACTGTTTTTGATATTTCTGTAAATGGAACACAACTTCATCGTGAAGCAGATGATCGTGCTATGCAGCGTGTACTAGAAAACAATATTCTTAAAGTAAATTATAAATCTTTCACTCAAATTGTAATTCTAGGTAGTAGCACTTTTGTTCCTTTCATGCAGTTGACTACTGCTAATAGAAGAGAAGTAATTGAAGATCTTCTTGATATTCGCATCTTTTCCTTGATGAATAATATTCTCAAAGACAAGATTCGCACTCAGAAAGAACAAATTAAATCACTAGATCTTAAGAAGGAAACACTCAAAGATAAGATGAAGATGCAACAAAACTTCATCGATGAGTTGGAAAATCGTGGAAAGCAGAATATTTCAGCAAATAAAACTAAGATCACAAAACTTATGAAAGAAGTTGATGATTTTATGTTGGATAATGAAAAAGTTGAAAAAGATATACACAAGTATACGAAAGAGTTAGAAGAGGTAACTGGTGCGAGACAAAAGTTATCGAAACTAAACACACTTAGAGGTAAAATATCACAGAAAGTATCTGCTATTACGAAAGAGCATAAGTTCTTCATGGAAAATACGGTATGCCCTACTTGTCAACAGGATATTGAAGAAGAGTTTCGTGTAAATAGAATTAGTGACGCTCAAAATAAAGCAAAGGAACTAAAGGAAGGTTTCGACGAGTTGGAATCGACCATTAAGTTTGAACAAGAAAGAGAGCGTCAATTCAATGCACTTTCTAAGGAGATTACTAATCTAACACATGGCATTTCTCAGAACAATACTCGGATTAGCGGAAATCAACGACAAATCCGAGATCTGGAATCGGAAATTCAAACAATTGCCGACAACCTTGCAAACCGAAATACTGAACATGAAAAGTTAGATCAATTTAAATCAAACTTAGCACACACATTTTCTGAACTTACAGACAAAAAACAAGAAATCGTTCATCACGATTTTGCATACTCACTTTTAAAAGACGACGGAGTAAAAACGAAGATCATAAAAAAGTATCTTCCTTTTATAAATCAACAGGTAAATCGTTATCTTCAATTGATGGATTTTTATATTAATTTCCATCTTGATGAAGAATTTAAGGAAACTGTGAAGTCCCCTATACACGAAGATTTTTCATATAGTTCCTTTAGTGAAGGTGAAAAGATGAGAATAGACCTTGCCCTTCTCTTCACTTGGCGTGAAGTAGCGCGTGTTAAAAACTCTGTAAACACCAACCTGTTGATTATGGATGAAGTGTTTGATTCTTCACTTGATGGATTTGGAACTGATGAGTTTCTAAAAATCATCCGTTATATTATTAAAGATGCTAACATTTTTGTTATATCCCATAAACAAGACATGCGTGACAAATTTGAAAGTGTCATAATGTTTGACAAAGTTAAAGGATTTTCGCGTAAAGTTTCTTCAGACACCGAGGACTAATGGTTACTCCCAATTGGCAGCACCACTCTAGGAAAGACAAGAAGCGCACTCTCAAACCTCAGGCAATGCGAGCAAGGAGAGAAGCACTGAGACAATTTAAAAAGCGTCACATGAACCGCCCCGACAAGGCGGTTTCGTCGTATTATGAGTCCATACGAAAGATGATTCATGATTCACCACGAAATCAAATCGCAACTTGCTAAACTGCTTGCTACTGAAGATCTGGTGGTTGAGAACAAGTATGTTGAAACTGCTCAGTTCAACGTTCATACTCGTGTTCTGACTCTGCCTGTTTGGGAAAAGGCAAGTTCTCAAGTGTATGATATGCTTGTTGCTCATGAGGTGGGACACGCTCTCTTTACCCCTGATAGTGATTGGTTCAAGGACCGCAAAATTTCTCCTCAATTTGTTAATATTGTTGAGGATGTTCGTATTGAAAAAATGATGAAGCGTCGTTACGCTGGCATCACTAAAACTTTTTACCGTGGTTACAAGGAATTGTCTGATGAAGACTTTTTCTGTATTGAAAATGATGATATTAATAAAATGAATCTTGCCGATAAGGCAAATCTTTATTTCAAGATTGGTAGTTTTGTTGATATTGATTTCAATTCTCAAGAACGTGTTCTGATTCAAAAGATTTCTGACACTGAGACTTTTGATGATGTTCTTGATGTTGCCGAAGAACTTTACAAATACTGTAAGCAACAGCAAGAGATGAAAACCAAGACCGATGACCTCCAAGTTCAGGGTGGTCAGAGTGAAGGTGAAGATCAACCCGAAACTGATTCTCAGGAAAGTACTTCTAGTGTTTCTGACGGAACTAACGAAGCACCTGAATCTAATGATTATGATTCTGATGAGTTTGATTCTGAGGAACCTACAGATAGTGATTCCTATGGTGGAACTGAGAATGATGACGAACTTGAAGTTTCCACTGCCCAGAACCTGGAAGATGCTCTGAAAGACCTTGCTTCAAATCAAGGTTGGGAGAATGTGTATCTTGAACTGCCTAAATTGAAACTGGATGAAGTTATCATTCCTAATTCTGAAATTCATTCTCGTTTTAATGAGTGGGATGAATGGGCAGAAGAAAGATTGGAAACCACTAAGGATGAATTTTTTGCTTCTGCTGATGATGAGTTTAAGAAGTTCAAAAAATCTGCACAGAAAGAAGTCAACTATCTCGTAAAAGAGTTTGAGTGTAAGAAAGCAGCAGACTCTTATGCTCGTGCTACAACTGCTCGCACTGGTGTTCTTGACTGCTCCAAACTACACACTTACAAATACAATGAAGATTTGTTCAGGAAAGTTACCACTCTTGCTGATGGTAAGAATCATGGATTGGTATTTGTTCTTGATTGGAGTGGTTCTATGGGTTCTGTTCTCCAAGATACTCTCAAGCAATTGTTTAACTTGATGTGGTTCTGTAAGAAAGTATCAATTCCTTTTGAAGTTTATGCTTTCACTAATGAGTATCCAAAACCAAATAATGGATACAGTTCTGCTGATTATGCGTATACTAGGCGTGAAGGTTTGATTTGTGTGAATCCTTGGTTTAGTATGATGAATATTTTTACATCTAAAACTAAACTCAAAGAACTTGAGCAGCAAATGCTTAACTTTTATCGTCTTTCCTGGGGTATGAATCGCTGGGGTGGAGTTCTTATTCCTACTGGATTGGGACTTTCTGGGACTCCCCTTAATGAAGCATTTATCACCTTACATCAAATTATTCCACAATTTAAGCAAGAAAACAAAGTTCAAAAAGTACAATGCGTTGTTCTCTCTGATGGGGAAGCCGGTGGTATGAAGTATCATCGTGAAGTCAAGCGCCATTGGGAGGAGGAACCCTATCTTGGAGTTGGTGCTGTTCAATCAAATGCTTTTCTTAGAAATCGTAAGACCGGTAACACTTATTCTTTTGATGGTGAGTGGTGGCAGATGAGTGATGTATTCCTCAGAGATCTTCGTGATAGTTTCACTGATGTAAATTTCATTGGTATTCGTGTTCTGGAATCTCGTGATGCTGGTGGTTTTATTCGTCGATATACTGGATGGGGTTCTAACTTTGAAAAGATTCAAAAAGTGTGGAAGAAAGAGCGTGCTTTCGCACTTCATAATGCTGGATATCAAAAATATTTTGCACTTTCTGCGAATGCCCTTGCCAATGATTCAGAGTTTGATGTTGATGATGGAGCAACAAAAGCAAAGATCAAATCTGCCTTTGCCAAAAGTCTCAAAAGCAAGAAAATGAACAAGAAAGTTCTGGGAGAGTTTATTGAACTAATTGCTTGAATAAATAAATGTATAGAAAAACTGTCTACAATGAAACCTTCCCCAAAGAAATTAAAAGAGACAAAGGAAATCTATGAAAAGGTTGTAACACACCTCATTGAGGAAGGTTACGCTACCGATGTAGAGTCCGCAGATTCCATCATCAGTGGAATGAGCGAGCAGTGGTTCGAACTCATTACGGAGAACTGATTAATGGAAAGAATTAACGCAAACGAAGTTCAATCAATGATGGAAGCATATGCTTCTGTCTATAAAACTGAAGAGCAAGAAACCCTTTCTGAAGGATATGGAAAGGGATGTGTAAAGAAAGAAAAGAAGACTAAGCACAATTGTGCTAAGAAGGTCTGTTCTGAGCAGTGGGGTGAAGGAACTTGTGTTCCCGAACATCACACTCTCTTAGAAGATGGTACTGTAACTCATTATGATGTTGTATTTGGGCATGGTCTGGAGAGAATGGTTCCCGTTGAGGAACTTGAAGTTCTTGTCACCGAGATGCACGAACATGCTGCTATGGAGGGTGAAGAACTTCAGGAAAATCAAGCAAACAGAGACAAGCAACGCGAACTCCGCCAGCAGCAAAGCGGTGGTAATAGAGCACAACAGCAACTGGGTGCAAGACCTGCAAGTACATCCTTTGCCGATCGTCGCAAATTTAGAAGATCTTCAAGTGCTACTGCTCAGGCAAATACAAACAAAGCAGGTCAAACCTTCACTCCAGCACAAGTTGCTGCTTTGAAGAAACCAGCAGCACCGGGAAATAAGGCACCACTAACTGCTAAAGATAGAGCATATGGTCCTAATTCTACTCTGAATAAGGATCAGCAAGCAGTTAATAGAGAGTATGATCGCTTGAGAGCGAAAGATCCTGAAGCTGCTGCAGTATATGGTAAGAAGATGGCAGCTCTTGGTGCTGCCAAGAAAGACTTCTCTCTTCCAAAACCAACTCAAGCACAGAGCAATCCTACTGCAGCACAAAAGCAAGCGCGTGTCGATGCTGCCATCGCCCGTGTTAATAGACCAGAAAATCTGAATAAACCAGCACCTGTTGGTAGTGCTCTTCGTGCTCAACAAGACAAACAGGCTGCTGCTAAAGCTGCTCCTGTTGTTAAGAAACCGCGTATGGGTATGCGGAACAGAATGAGAATGGAAGAAATTGATGTATTTGATACCATCAAGGAATATCTGATCGGTGAAGGTGCAACCGAAGAGGAAGCACTCAAGCAAATGCTCACACTTACTGATGAGCAGAGAACTGAAATTATTGAAGGTTCCTGCGGTTCTAAAAAGAAAAAGAAAGGAGGTTACGGCAAATGAGTAGATTTGGAGACTTATTGGTGGGAGGAGCAACACCTGCTCCTGAACCCATCGTAGAAGAAGTTCTTATTACTCCTCAAGAGGAAGTCCTAACCGAGGCAAGTCCTTTGGAAAAAATGACAAAGGATGAGTTAGAGGAGCTAGGTAGAACTATGGGGGTTGAACTTGATAAACGCCATAGTAAAGCAAAATTAATTGAAGAACTGGAATCTTTGGGGTGAACCAGTTTGATAACTGTCACAGGGGGCACTCCACAGTGCCCCCTTTTTTTGTATAATTAATTCAGTTAAAACAAAGGACATGGCACTTTCCGCCGAATACATCATCACTTCTCTTCAATCTGTTTACGGAGAATCCGTAACTACCGGAGACGTTCGTGCTTGGTGTGCGATGAACGGCACTACTTATGCCACTGTATCTAAAAAAATTGAAGATTATAAAGTAGGACGCGGCAAGTGGAACTTGACAGTTCAAGAAAAACTTGAGCAAAACTATCAAGCACCTCCTGCCATGCCTGCAGTTGAGCAAAATCTTATTCCTCAGAAAGATGATTCCTTCGTCCGCTTTGGTAACTTCGCTGATATTAAAAAAATTATTGAGTCCCGTGTATTCTATCCAACGTTCATCACGGGTCTTTCTGGTAACGGTAAAACGTTCTCAGTTGAGCAGGCGTGTGCTCAGTTGGGTCGGGAACTTATCCGCGTAAACATTACTATCGAAACTGATGAAGATGATCTTATTGGCGGTTTCCGCCTTGTCGATGGCGCAACCGTCTGGCACGATGGACCAGTTATTCAAGCACTCCAGCGAGGAGCTGTATTGCTCCTTGACGAGATCGACCTTGCCTCTAATAAAATTCTCTGTCTCCAATCTATCCTTGAAGGAAAAGGAGTTTTTCTTAAGAAAATCGGACGGCGAGTTGACCCTGCAAGTGGATTCAACGTCATCGCCACAGCAAACACTAAAGGTAAGGGTAGCGACGACGGGCGATTCATTGGAACTAACGTGCTTAACGAAGCCTTCCTTGAGCGATTCCCAGTGACCTTTGAGCAGGAGTATCCTACTGCTTCTATTGAAACTAAAATCCTCTACAAACTCTGTGGTGATGAAAACTTCTGTAAGCGTCTTGCTGACTGGGCAGACATCATCCGCAAGACTTTCTATGATGGTGGAATTGAAGAGATCATCAGCACCCGCCGCCTGGTTCACATTGTCCGGGCATACGACATCTTTGGTGATAAAGCAAAGGCAATTCAAGTTTGTGTGAATCGTTTCGATGATGAAACTAAGCAAGCATTCTTGGAACTGTATGACAAAGTTGATGCTGACTTCGAGATGCCTGTAGAAAATGATGTTGCCAATCTCACCCAGGAATGATATAATGACTAATGCTTGGAGTTTTCTTTATGATGCTATGAACGACGACGTTATTACATTTGATGATATTGATACATCAACTTTTATTGTGAACATGGACGAAAAAGCAAAATCAAATAAGTACAAATATAGTGAGGATACTATCCTCAAGGAATTACAAGATTATATTACTGGCACATATAATCAACATTACTCTGCCGGTGACGATAAAATTCAAACACTTGATCTGATTGAAGCCTGTGGTGATGGCGAATCCTTCTGCCGCAGTAACATTCTCAAGTATGCCTCTCGCTATGATAAGAAAGGCACTGCCCGCCGTGATATCATGAAGATTCTGCATTATGCAGTTCTTCTGATGCACTTCAACGACAAAAACGCTAAGCGTGAAACTTACCCCCAGTGATGAAATTGAATCCTAATACAATGAAACTGTCTGACAACACCCTCACTGTTCTTAAGAACTTTGCTGGTATCAATAATTCGATTCTAGTAAAAGAAGGTAGTCGTCTTCGTACCATTTCTGTTGCTAAGAACATTCTTGCTGAGGCAGATATCAAAGAAGACTTCCCTAGGGACTTTGCTATCTACGATCTCAATCAGTTCCTTAATGGTCTTAGTCTTCACCAGGATCCTGACCTAGATTTCAAGGAAGACTCTTATCTTAGTATCAAAGAAGGTAAGCGTCGTGTTAAGTATTTCTATGCTGATCCCGCTGTAATTGTTTCTCCACCGGAGAAAGATATTACACTTCCTACTCAGGATGTTTGTTTCCAACTTGATAGTTCTTCTCTGGAAAAACTAATCAAGGCAGCACAAGTTTATCAACTTCCTGATTTCTGTGCTGTTGGCGAAGCAGGAGTAATTAAATTGGTTGTTCGTGACAAGAAGAATGATACTTCTAATGAATATGCCATCGTTGTTGGTGAAACTGAAAAAGAATTCACCTTCAACTTCAAAGTAGAAAACATCAAGATTATTCCTGGTGCCTATGATGTAGTTGTTTCTTCTAAACTTCTTTCAAAGTTTACAAACACCAAGTACAATCTTACTTATTATATTGCTCTTGAACCAGACTCAACTTTTGAATAGAATGCGAGTGATTGGATGCACTCTAATTGTTTGCTCTCACTTCACTATAATTTACGTGAGTGTGTTGTCTGGAGTTATAGTGCATTTATTTGCTGACGTATTTACTCTTCCATATTTCATTAAACATCGAATGTGGGATATGGTAATCATGCTTTCATTTCTTGTTACTATTGGAGTAAGTAAATTATTTTCTTATTATGGAACCTGATCCCTATATTCAATTTTTAGAAAATTGGATACCAGGAATAGGTGAAGATACTAAACTCCACGATCAACTTCATACACACTTTGATCTTGGATTTAGTATTAATGATGAAGCCAAACTTCTTGGTTTCCAATTAGGACATCACCCTGCTGGAAATTTCTTTCACGTTGTGGTATTCTGTATTATGAGTATTACGATATATCCAAAAGATTATCGTAATGGTTTGAAAGATCTCCGGGATTTTTATAAAGCATATTTGCTTGGAAAATACTGGCAATCTGTATCCTATTGGTTTATTCCCAAAACAATATTATGAGTGATTTTATCTGGGTTGAAAAATATCGACCTAAGACTATTGATGAGTGTATTCTTCCAGCATCAACAAAAAAGACTTTTAAAGACTTCCTAGATAAAGGAGAGATTCCTAATATGCTTCTTGCTGGTCCTCCAGGAATTGGTAAGACCACAGTTGCTAAGGCTCTCTGTAACGAACTTGGAGCAGATGTTTATGTCATCAATGGATCCGATGAGGGGCGATTCTTGGACACCGTCCGAAATAATGCGAAGAACTTCGCTTCGACCGTTTCGCTTACGGCAACTTCTAAACACAAAGTCATCATCATCGATGAGGCAGACAACACATCCAATGATGTACAACTCTTACTTAGGGCGTTTATTGAGGAATTTGCCGGTAACTGCAGATTCATCTTCACCTGCAACTACAAGAACAAAATTCTTGAACCCCTCCATTCCCGTTGTGCCGTCATTGAATTTGGCATCAAAGGTAAAGACCGACAGTCAATCGCTGCCAACTTTTTTAAACGGATTCGGGAAATTCTCGACGCAGAAGGAGTTGAGTACGACAACAAAGTACTCGTTGAGCTCATCAACAAACACTTCCCAGATTGGCGACGTGTCCTCAACGAAATCCAACGATACTCGGTGGGTGGTAAGATTGATTCGGGGATTCTTGCAACGTTTTCAGATGTCGCGGTAAATGAACTGGTCAAAAATCTCAAAGGTAAAAACTTTGCTGAGGTGCGAAAGTGGATCGTTAGTAATCTGGATAATGATACTACTGTACTTCTCCGTCGCATTTATGACTCTCTTTACGAAGCCTTGGTTCCTGGTTCTATTCCTGCTGCTGTCCTTGTTCTCGCTAAGTATCAGTATCAAGCAGCGTTTGTAGCAGATCAGGAAATTAATATGTTGGCATGTTTAACTGAACTTATGGTGGAGTGTGAATTCAAATGAACGAAATTATTAAACAGACAACCCCTCTTTCCTTTGATCCAAAATCACAGGTGAGAGATTCAATGGTTATAAAAATGACACCTGTGATGGCAAGGTATATTCTTGAACATCACAATAAAGACAACCGAAAAATATGCCCATCTCAAGTAAATAAAATTGCACAATCTGTCGCTACTTTTGGATGGTTGTTTACTGGTGATCCCGTTATTTTTAATACAAACGGTGACATCAATGAAAGTCAACATAGATTAACTTTTATTGCTAATCAAGATTCTGGTGAATATGAAACAGCAGTTGTTCTTGGAGCACAACCAGATTCATTTTCTAACGCCGCGATTGCTAAACCTCGTCGTCCTCATGATGAAATTTATAGAAAGGACAACACAGCACAGGCATCTCAAACTGCTATTCTTGGAGATCTATTGATTCGTAAGGGAGGAAAACCAAAACTGACAATCAACAATGCTGTTAAAAAATGGTTTGATTGGAAGGATGATATTAAAAAAGCAGAGAAAATCTGTAATTCATTTTTAACTGATACTGAGGATTTTTCTTCGCAAAAGAAAACCATTGGTGCTTTCGTAACTCTTTGTGTCAATGCTAAACTTGGTGATGAAGCAGAGGCATTTTTGGATCTGCTTAAAGCAGAACTTTTAGGAGATTCTACCTGTCGATTGACTTCTGATTTTGTTGAGTATTGGAAAGAACACACATGGAATGAAAGTAATGAAGGTAAACTCAAAGTTCTGTACATGATGCTTTGTGTTGCCATGGACAGGATCCTTAAAAAATCTGATGGATCAATTGCTCTTAATATTACTCCTAGTAAGTTGGATCCAAAAACCCTCACCGGTTGCTATCGTAAATTTATTTCCTGATTGAGTGTAATTCAAATGAGAACACAAAACAAAGAAAATTATTACTACTGGTTCTGGATTGTAGCAATGATAGCATTTATTGTTCCTCAAGTATTTACTGCTTGGGCATACATAAATATTGTCAATATTTTGAAAACATGGTCCCTCTAAAATGATACCCTTCTTTGTCCCCGACCCAGTGATGCTAATGGAATCAAATTGGGTCAAAACAATTCAAGTTCCTTCTGAAATTAGGAATCACTGTATCCGACGTGTTGTCCCCTCACTTGGGGATGAGATGGTTGGTGAGAAGTGGAAGTATATTGATTGTGCCTGGAAGAATATGGGTTTCTACGGTGGTAATTCTGCTGTTCTTAGAGAACTTAGGAGAATGAGTGATAGATCGTATCTTGAGGGGCAGGAAGAAAGAGATAAATTGAATAAAGTTAATTACAAAGTTGATGAAATTTTAGAGAAGTATTATGATTGACGAACATGGATGGACTCAGAAAGATCCCATATCGGATGAAGAGTGCATTTTGGTATGTTTGAATAATGCTCCCTGTGGAACTGACAAAAAACAAGTTGACCGACTAATTAAAAACTATCAAGAACTGTTACTTATTTTAAGGAATTATCAAAATGATTGATGTGAAATTGTTTCGCTTCGTGACTGGCGAAGAGGTTGTTGCCGAACTACTTTCTGAAACTGATGATACAATCACAGTTCAGAATGGACTAGTTGTTCTTCCTACTTCACAGAATGTTGGATTTGCTCCATGGGCGATGGTAATTAGCAAGGAAAGTCCTGAGATTACTGTTAAGAAAACACACGTTGTTTATGTGGCAGAGGTTCAAGAGGAGGTTGGTAAAAAGTATAATGAAATGTTTGGGAGTAAGTTAGTTGTTCCCGAATCTAAGAAATTGATTGTGTGATGGCATTTTTTAAAATCGACAGTAAAAGTCTTATTGAACCAAGAGTAAAGACTACTCCAGAGAATGTTCAAGAAGCAAATGAGGCACTATTCCGTGCTAAAATGACTTTACCCGCTGCCGCAAAACATTGTGGTATGACCCACAAGGAAATGAAACTTACCTTCTGGGAATTTTTGAAGTATAACAAACCTGATTATGAAGTCCCTGAAAACACCATTACGCTATCCGGGCGGTAAATCCCGTGCCTGCACTAAACTGGATGTCTATATTCCAGATCTTCGTGATTATGATGAGTATCGCGAACCATTTCTTGGTGGTGGTAGCGTAGCAATTCATATCACTAAGAAGTATCCACATCTTAAAGTGTGGGTTAACGACTTTTATGAACCTCTTGTAAATTTTTGGATAACTCTAAGAGATGATGGATACCGTTTATATAAAAGACTTCAAGAACTGAAGTCTAGATATCCAGAACCGGCATCTGCTAAAGGTTTATTTTTAGAAGCAAAGGAGATAGTAAATGACCACTCTCAACCAAATTTATATCGCGCTTGTGCTTTTTATATTATCAATAAGTGCTCTTTTTCTGGTCTCACAGAATCCTCATCATTCTCAAAGCAAGCTTCAGACAATAATTTCTCAATGCGAGGAATTGAAAAACTACAGGGATACACTCAAATAATCAAAGATTGGAAAATTACTAATTGGTCTTATGAATCACTCCTTACTAATGACAAAGAGTGCTTTACCTACCTTGACCCGCCCTATGACATTCGAAGTAATCTCTATGGGAAGCGGGGGAGTATGCATAGCGGGTTCGACCATGATGATTTTGCTGCCGACTGTGCTCTGTATAATGGTGCTCAACTTATTTCTTACAATTCGTCTCAACTTATTAAGGACCGCTTTAAAGAATACCAAACAGGAGAGTTCGACCTCACATACACCATGAGATCTGTTGGTGAGTATATGAGAGAACAAAAAGAACGCAAGGAACTTTTACTTTTTAATTATGGAATTGAAGGATTGGTTGAACAGCATCAATCAGAGCAAAGAGAATCTGATTGAGGAAGATCCATCACTTGAAAAAGAATATCCTCCATACATTGTCAATCGATGTTTTTCTGGACATCTTGATGCTGTAATGTTTGCTAATGAAATGAATCAGCATCATTTCCTCCCAAAGAAACTTCAATATGATTTTTATCTAAATAGTCTGAGGAAAAAGAAGAGATTTTCTCCCTGGCTCCGACAAGATAAAATCAAAGACCTTGATTATGTCAAACGTTATTATGGTTATAGTAATGAAAAGGCAAAGCAAGCTTTGAAAATTCTCACAGAAGAACAACTTAACGTTATTAAATCGAAATTTGACACTGGAGGAAAAAGATGAGCGTGGTTCAAGAACCCGAAGTGAAGTGGACGCCCGAACAAATGGTAGAAGTGGTTCTTAATGAACCTGATGACTTTTTGAAAGTGCGTGAGACTTTGACTCGTATCGGAGTGGCATCAAGGAAGGAAAAGAAAATCTATCAGTCCTGCCATATTTTACATAAGCAAGGTAGATACTATCTTGTTCATTTTAAGGAGTTGTTTGCCCTTGATGGTAAACACGCCAATCTAACAGTTAATGACGTTCAACGTCGTAATCGTATTGCCCAATTACTTGCCGATTGGGGTCTCATTGGTATCGTAGATGTCACTAAAATTCAGGATATCGCTCCGCTTAATCAGATTAAAGTACTTGCTTATAAAGACAAGCAAGACTGGATTCTCGAAACTAAGTACAATATTGGGGCGAAGAAGAAAAAGGCGGAAGTAACCGAATAAAGATAAATAAAGGAAGGCAAATGACCTTCCTTTTTTAATGAGCAGGATATTACATCACGTTGGTAGAAACGATTTTAAGAAAACTCGCCAAAGGCAGATTGGTGAGAAGAAAGAATGTGCTGCTAAAAAATTAATCGAAGAAAAAATAGTAGAAAAATATAAATCAGATTGGAGAAGTGAGTTGGGTAATCCGAACTCCTGATTTTTAAAAGTGTGCTATAAATATGTGTGATTGCCTTCGGGGATCACACAAAACAAACTCGCTTTTAAAGGAGCTAATAACCATGGGGAACTTAATGAAGTTTCATACGAAGGATCTGCCTGAGCTGATGGATCGTATAAATAGGTACAGTATCGGTATGGATGATTACTTTGACCGTCTTGGATCGCTGCACGAGACGCAAAGTAACTACCCACCATACAACCTAGTTCAACTAAGCAATGTAGAATACCGCTTAGAACTAGCACTCGCAGGTTTTAAAAAAGAAGAAATCAATGTCTACACACAAGACGGAAAACTTTTTGTCGAAGGACAAAAAGAAGACACAGAATCTGGAACAACATACGTCCATAGAGGAATGGCTCAAAGATCTTTCACTAGATCATGGACCCTCAGTGACGAGACGGAAGTTAGATCAGTTAGCTTTGAGGATGGGTTGCTGAGTATTGAACTTGGTAAAGTAGTTCCAGAACATCATCAAAGGAAGGATTATCTCTAAATCCTGATTAATTTCTGCTGCGATTGATACAGAAGTGTATCATAGTGATACAGTATAATATAGATAGTTATGTACAATTAGGAGGACGACTCATGAACTTAACAGCCGCCACTCTTTTCATTGGAACCACCCTGACTCTTTTTAGTAGTTGGACCCTCGGCAGTGTACTACCCTAATGGTCCACCCACAGCAGAAATTTTTCTAACAACTCCATAAATAAAACTGAATATCGTCGCCGCAGGGGTTGACTGGCAAAAACCAGTTGATACCCCTCTTTTTTTGTGCTAAAATAAGGTTGACTCTTTTCTTATAATATGCCCTGGTTGAGTCTAGCAATTTTATTTCCAATTGCGTGTGCGTTGTTTATTCCTCTGCTCCCAGATGGGAACAAGGTAGTTAAGTGGTATTCACTTGGCGTCACACTAATTACTTTTTTGATTACAGTAGCGGGATACGTTAATGGATACGATCCTGATATTAGTAGTCTTCAAATGGCGGAGAAATATACATGGGTTCCTCAACTAGGACTTTCCTGGTCTGTAGGAGCAGATGGTCTTTCAATGCCTCTTATTCTGCTTTCTAGTTTCATTACAAGTCTGGCGGCACTTGCTGCTTGGCCAGTTACATTCAAACCAAAACTGTTCTACTTCTTACTTCTGTTGATGGATGGTGGGCAGATTATGGTTTTTGCGGTACAAGATCTTATCTTGTTCTTCCTATCTTGGGAACTTGAACTTGTTCCGGTGTATCTGATGATTTCTATCTGGGGTGGTAAGAAACGCCAGTATGCTTCTACAAAGTTCATCCTATACACTGCTGGTAGTTCTCTATTCATTCTGCTCGCAGGACTGGCGATGGGTTTCTGGACTGGAACACCTAACTTTGAATACACCTATCTGATGGAGCAGGGTTTCCCGCCGAACTTCCAACTTTGGTGTTATGGTGCATTCCTGATTGCTTTCGGTGTAAAACTGCCGATCGTTCCATTCCACACCTGGTTGCCCGATGCCCACGGTGAGGCAACAGCACCAGTTCATATGCTGCTGGCGGGTATCCTACTCAAGATGGGTGGATATGCTCTTCTGCGATTCAACTGTCAACTTCTTCCAGAAGCACATAAGGTATTTGCACCAGCACTGATTATTATGGGTGCTGTGAATATTATCTACGCAGCACTCACATCTTTCTCACAGAGGAATCTCAAACGGAAGATCGCATATAGTTCGATCAGTCACATGGGATTCGTACTTATTGGTGTTGGTAGTTATAGTGCTCTTGGTACTAGTGGTGCGATGCTCCAGATGATCAGTCACGGATTGATTGGTGCCTCTCTGTTCTTCCTGGTGGGAGCAACGTATGATCGAACTCATACTCTCCAACTGGATGAGATGGGTGGAGTTGGTAAGAGTATGAAAGTTATGTTTGCCCTGTGGGTGATGTGTTCTATGGCATCTCTTGCTCTTCCTGGTATGAGTGGATTTATTAGTGAACTAATGGTCTTCACTGGATTTGCTACCGATACTGTGTATGCTCTTCCATTCCGTGTTGCACTCTGTTTTGTATCTGCCATTGGTGTTATCCTCACTCCAATCTATCTGCTTTCAATGCTTCGAGAAATCTTCTACGGTAAACCGAACCCTGAACTGGTCGCTCATACCAATCTGGTGGATGCCGAACCTCGTGAGGTTTACATTGTGAGTGCTCTTCTGGTTCCTATCATTGTGATTGGATTGTATCCCAGGATTATGACAGATACATATAAGAGTTCAATTGATGCGTTGGTTGCTCGCGATAAGGCAGCATTAGTTCGCCCACAATTGGTTCGGACTTTTACCCCACCAACCGTCTAAACATGCTATAATACTTGGAGGAAACAAATTAATCATGGCAATTAAACTGATGCTCCTAAAGACGGGAGAAACAATTATCACAGACGCTAAAGAAGTTGTCCAAGAGGAACAGACTAGAGGTTATCTATTGAATAATCCTCAAACTGTTACAACTCAAGAGAAAACTGTCTTGATGGAAGGTGATACTTTAAATAATAACTACGAATTAGATGTAATTCTTAGATCTTGGATGCTGCTTTCTGCGGATAAAGAATTTGTAATTACTACTGATATTGTGGCAACTATTTGTGATCCATTACCATCGGTGTTGGAAATGTATGAAGCTAAAGTAGCAGCAGCAAATACAGAAGTAACTCAAACTGAGGTTGTTTGATGGACAATGTTAAATGTTTGATGGTTGGTACAACCATACTCATATCAGAAATTGAAGAACTTGATGCTGAAATAGGAGATCCAGATTGTAAACTGATTAAACCGTATCGTTTTCTAAGTTTAGATAAAATGGAACCCTGGGTTGAGGCTTCTAATCAACCAGAATATATGATAAGATCTAGTGATATTCTAACTATCGCAGATCCAACACCTGAAGTAGTTGAAGCATACTTGAAACTTACAGAATGAGATTTTACACGAACGTCCAAATGGTCGGGGATCACTTCTTGGTCCGTGGTTATGAAAATGGTCAACATTTCATGACTCGGGAGAAGTTTTACCCGACTCTTTTTGTTGCTGCTAACAAAAAAACAAAATATAAAACTCTTGATGGTGATTATGTTGAATCTGTTGAACCTGGAACTGTTCGTGATTGTCGTGAGTTTATCAAGCGTTATGATGGCGTAGATAACTTCAAGATCTATGGAAACGAAAGGTATATCTATCAGTATATTTCTGAGAAGTATCCTGAAGAAGAAATAAAGTTTGACACTTCCAAGATCAAAATTTCTACAATTGATATTGAGGTTAAATCAGAAAATGGATTCCCTGATGTTGAGTCTGCCGCTGAGGAAGTTCTTCTCATTACAGTGCAGGACTATACTACTAAACAAATTCGTACCTGGGGTCAAGGACCCTTCAATAACAAACAGCAAAATGTCATCTATAAAAGTTTCAGAACTGAGTATGAACTTCTGAATGACTTCATTAACTGGTGGATGATTGAGGATAATACTCCTGAAGTTGTTACTGGTTGGAACAGTGAACTGTATGATATGCCGTATCTTGTGCGACGTATCGATAGGATTCTGGGTGAAAAGTTGATGAAGCGTATATCACCATGGGGTCTTGTTACAGAGAAAGAAACTGTAATCATGGGTCGTAAACATATTTCATATGATGTTGGCGGTATCACACAACTCGACTACCTTAATCTCTACAAGAAGTTCACATATAAGGCACAAGAATCCTATCGTCTAGATTATATTGCGAGTGTTGAACTTGGACAAAAGAAACTGGATCACTCTGAGTTTGATACATTTAAGGATTTCTACACAAATGGATGGCAAAAATTTGTAGAATATAATATAATAGACGTGGAACTTGTTGACCGTATGGAAGACAAGATGAAACTGATTGAATTGGCAATCGTTATGGCATATGATGCTAAAGCGAATTATGCTGATGTATTCTCTCAGGTTCGTATGTGGGATACTATTATCTACAATTATCTTAAGAAAAGGAATATTGTAATCCCACCTATTGTTCGTTCTGACAAAGATTCTAAGTACGCTGGGGCATATGTCAAAGAACCGATTCCAGGAAAGTATGATTGGGTGGTTAGTTTTGACCTTAATAGTCTGTATCCTCACCTCATTATGCAGTACAATATTTCGCCAGAAACACTCCTTGATGAACGGCACCCATCGGCTACAGTTGACAGAATTCTTGAGGAAGAGATAAATTTTGAACTGTATAAGGATAATGCTGTTTGTGCTAACGGTTCAATGTATCGTAAGGACAAGCGTGGATTCCTTCCTGAGTTGATGGATAAAATCTATAAGGATCGAACCATCTATAAAAAGAAGATGCTTCAGGCAAAGCAAGATTATGAAAAGACTCCTACTAAAGCATTGGAGAAAGAAATTGCGAGATGTAATAACATTCAGATGGCTCGCAAGATTCAACTCAACTCTGCATATGGTGCTATTGGTAATCAGTACTTTAGGTACTATAAACTGGCCAATGCGGAGGCGATTACGCTTTCTGGTCAAGTCTCTATCCGTTGGATTGAGAATAAGATGAATAAAAAGATTAATAAGATCTTGAAAACTGAAGGAGAAGATTATGTTATTGCTTCTGATACCGATTCCATTTATCTTAATCTGGGTCCTCTGGTTGACAGTGTATACAAGGGAAGAGAGAAAACTACTGAAGGCGTTGTCACGTTCCTTAATAAGGTGTGTGAGATGGAACTTGAAAAGTATATTGACCGTTGTTACCAAGAACTCGCGGATTACGTAAACGCTTACGATCAGAAGATGTTTATGAAGCGTGAGAATATTGCTGAACGTGGTATCTGGACTGCGAAGAAGCGTTACATTCTTAATGTTTGGGACAGTGAAGGTGTTCGATATGAAGAACCCAAACTGAAGATGATGGGTATTGAAGCAGTGAAATCATCCACTCCTGCACCTTGCCGTAAGATGATTAAGGATGGTCTCAAACTGATGATGAATGGCACTGAAGATGATGTCATTAAGTATATTGATAAGTGTCGTGCAGATTTCAAGAAACTTCCACCTGAAGATATTGCTTTCCCCAGATCAGTATCGGATGTGGTAAAATACCGTTCCCACTCAGACATCTATGTAAAAGGAACTCCAATTCATTGCCGTGGTGCTTTACTTTTTAATCATTACATTAAGGAGAAGAAACTGACTAATAAATATTCACTCATCAATAATGGGGAAAAAATCAAATTCCTCTATTTGAAGAAACCCAATATTATTAGGGAGAATGTTATATCGTTCATCCAGGATTTTCCGCGAGAACTTAATCTTGACAAATACATCGACTATGATCTACAATTTGAAAAGAGTTTTGTTGAACCTCTAAAGGCAATCCTTGATGCGATTGGGTGGAATGTAGAAAAAACTGTAAACTTGGAACTATTTTTTGGCTAAATGGAATTGCCTATTAACGACAAAGAACTTGCTACTATTGTAAGTGCTCTCCGCCTTGGTGGTGATGCTGCTCTCTATCAAAAATTGAATAGTATCAAACAGGATCGTCAACAACTGTCTGATAAAACTAATGAAGAAAGATTTGGATTTGTACTGTAATGGATTTTCTGACTGAAATTGTAAAAGAAATTGGTGATGACTACACAAAACTCGCATCCGATATTGACGACACTGAAAGGTATGTGGATACGGGTTCGTACATTTTTAACGCACTTGTTTCAGGGAGTATATTTGGTGGTGTATCTGGGAATAAGATTACTGCCATTGCTGGGGAGTCTAGCACTGGAAAAACTTTTTTCTCTCTTGCTGTCGTCAAGAACTTCCTTGATTCTAACCCTGATGGTTATTGTCTATATTTTGACACTGAAGCCGCTGTTAACAAGTCTCTTCTCGCAAGTCGCGGGTTAGATCTTAATCGTGTAGTTGTTGTTAATGTTGTAACTGTTGAAGAGTTTCGTAGTAAGGCACTCAAGGCAGTAGATCTTTATATGAAAAAGTCCGCAGAGGACCGCAAACCATGTATGTTTGTGCTAGACTCATTGGGGATGCTATCCACTGAGAAAGAGATCACTGATACGCTCAACGACAAGCAAGTTCGGGATATGACAAAATCCCAACTTATCAAAGGAGCGTTCAGAATGCTTACACTCAAGTTGGGTCAAGCAAACATCCCTATGATTGTTACCAACCACACTTATGATGTCATCGGTGCTTACGTTCCAACTAAAGAGATGGGGGGAGGTAGTGGACTCAAGTACGCTGCTTCTACAATCATCCATCTCAGCAAAAAGAAAGAGAAGGATGGAACGGAAATCGTTGGAAATCTTATCAAGGCAAAGACTGCTAAGTCGCGTTTAAGTAAGGAGAATCAGGATGTTACGGTGCGTCTTTATTACGATGAGCGTGGTCTTGATCGATATTTTGGTCTTCTTGAACTCGGTGAGATTGGCGGACTTTGGAAAAACGTTGCTGGTAGATATGAGATAGATGGGAAGAAGGTATACGCGAAAGCAATCCTGAAAGACCCAGATACTTACTTCACCCCTGAAGTGATGGAAAAATTAGACGTAATTGCACAACAGACCTATTCTTATGGAGCGAATTGAGACAACTATTCTGCGAAATCTTGTTTTCAATGAAGAGTATTCTCGTAAAGTAATTCCTTTCATTCAACCTGATTATTTTGAACAGAGAACTGAAAAGATTATCTTTCAGGAGATTACTCAGTTCATTGTGAAGTATGGTGCTGCTATCACAACAGAAGCACTTGCTATTGAACTAGAAAACCGTACTGACCTTTCTGAAACTGAGGTCAAAGAATCCCGTGAGATTACTTCTAATCTTACAGATGCTCCTGTGGAGCATAATTGGTTATTGGATACTACTGAAAAGTGGTGTCGTGATCGTGCCATTTATTTGGCATTGATGGAATCCATTGGCATTGCTGATGGTGGAGATAAAGAAAAGAACCGTGATGCTATTCCTTCAATTTTGTCGGATGCTCTTGCGGTTTCTTTTGACAACCATATCGGTCACAACTACTTAGAAGATTATAAAGAAAGATATGAGTCTTATCACCGGAAAGAAGATCGCATTCCATTTGATCTTGAGTATTTCAACAAGATTACGAAAGGTGGTCTTCCTAACAAGACTCTTAATGTCGCTCTTGCTGGGACAGGTGTTGGTAAGTCTCTTTTCATGTGTCATATGGCTAGCTCCGTTTTGCTTAACGGACGTAACGTGCTTTACATTACAATGGAGATGGCAGAGGAGAAAATTGCTGAACGTATTGACGCAAACCTCCTCAATGTCCCTATTCAAGATTTGGTAGAACTTCCTAAATCTTCTTTTGAAAACAAAGTAACCAATCTTACCAAGAAAACTCAGGGACAACTTATAATTAAAGAGTATCCTACTGCCAGCGCCCACAGTGGACACTTTAAGGCACTTCTTAATGAACTTTCACTTAAGAAGTCTTTTAAACCTGATATCATATTTGTGGATTATCTCAATATTTGTGCCTCGTCACGTTACAAAGGATCTGCCAATATTAATTCCTATACTCTTGTTAAGTCGATTGCAGAGGAACTTAGAGGATTGGCTGTCGAAGCCGAGGTCCCTATCGTATCTGCCACCCAGACCACTCGTTCTGGTTATGGTAGCTCTGATGTTGACCTTACTGATACTAGTGAGTCCTTTGGTCTCCCTGCTACTGCTGATCTTATGTTTGCCCTTATTAGCACGGAAGAACTGGAACAGTTGGGACAGATTATGGTGAAGCAATTGAAGAATCGCTATAACGATCCAACAATATTCAAACGATTTATTGTTGGCATTGATCGTGCTAAGATGCGATTATATGATTGCGAACAAACAGCACAAGAAGATATACTTGACTCTGGACGAGAAGAGGAGTATAATTACGAGGAAGAAAAGAAACCTAAAAAATCATTCGACGGATTTAAATTCTAATGACTAAGCAAGTTGATTTTGAACGCTACGAAAAGTTTGTTGATGCTGTTACTTCTGACGCATCTACAGATTTCGTTGCCCTTTCTGATCGTCTAGTTGAACTGGATGAGAAAGGTGCCAATATTGAACGTCTCCTGACTGCCGGTGTTGGTATTAATGCTGAAGGTGGTGAGTTTCTTGAGATTATCAAGAAAATGATCTTCCAAGGCAAACCCTGGGATACTCACAACAAGGAACATCTTATTATTGAACTTGGTGATTTGATGTGGTATGTGGCGCAAGCATGTATGGCGTTGGGAGTTCCTTTTGATGAAGTTGTTGCTCGCAATGTCAGGAAACTTGAAAAGCGTTATCCTGGTGGACAGTTTGATGTATACTACTCTGAAAACCGTGAGGTTGACGATCTGTGATCAACCTTGAACTGAGTAGACATGATGCAATTGTTTTGCGTCATCATCTGTTCTTATATACAAAGGACCACCCCGGTTTCTTCACTGATAAAGGTATCCTTAAAATCAGAGAGATTTCAAACCAGATAGACAAACAAATTGAGAGTGAATCATGAAAGATTTTAAAATCCCTTTTGCTATTGTATCTTTCCTGTTGGTTCAGGGCGCAGGTGCAGTATGGTGGTCCTCACAAATTGATGGGCGAGTCAAAACTCTAGAAGAACAGAGTTTAAATATTGCCAA